AACTTTTATAGTGCATCTATTGTAGATCAAGATGCAGCTTTTAACTGGCTTCGTGAAAACGGTCGAGGTGATATTATTAAAAATGATATCACTGTTACCTTTGGTCGTGGCGAAGATAACAAGGCAATGGCTTATGCTACCCTTGCTAAAGGTCAAGGATTCGAACCTGTCCAGAAAGTGGGAGTACATCCTCAGACCTTGAAAGGAGTAGTCAGAGAATGTCACGAGTCTGGAATCGAACTTCCTGACTGCTTCAAAACTTACGTGGGTAACCGTACAAATATAAAAAGGAGTTAAATATGAGTACAGAAGTACAAACAAAAAAAGAGGCACAAACACCTTCTACTATTTTATATAGAGAAGATGCCGGAACAGGTTTTGAGAATGTAAGACAAGAATCTCTTGCTTTACCTATCTTAAAACTTTTACAGAATGGATCTGGAGAAGCGCAGAAACGTAATCAAAATTATGTTGAAGGTGCTGAACCTGGTATGTTCTTAAACATAGTCACAAAAAGACTATATGATGGTGATAAAGGATTCAGAGCAATTCCTTGTTACTATAAAATGGAGTACCAAGAATGGGCAGAATTTGGAACTGGTTCAGGTAGACCAGAACAAATTTATCCTGCTGATTCAGATATTCTATCTAAAACTACTAAAGATGGTGGTAAAGATAGACTACAAAATGGTAACTACATTTTAACCGTTCATCAAAATTATGTAATTATAGTTGGTGAAAATGGTGCTGAGAAAGCATTGATGTCTATGTCTGCATCTCAAGGTAAGGTTGCAAGAAAATGGATATCTTTACAAAAATCTCAAACAATAAAAGATGCTGAGGGTGTTTATACACCAGCTCCGTATGCTTTTAGTTATCATATATCTTCAGTATTAAATTCTGGAAAAGGTAATCAATGGTATGGATTTTCTGTTGGTGATCCTAAACAAGTTGTAGATGCATCCTTGTATAAAGCGTCTAAAGACTTTCATGTTTCCATGAATAATTACGACAAGTAATTGCCACAATCAGGCGGTACACATGTACCGCCTGATAACATATCAGAGGGAACATGATAGAAAGACTACAAGAAATATTTAAAGGTTTAGAAAGCGCTTATGGTGCCACTAAAATTACCAACGAAATTAGAGTAGATGGTAAAAATGAGGTTCGATCATATACAGTTAAACAACCAGTTACAAAAGAACTTTGGGAAAAACATTTAAATGGTGTTGAACCTGCATTAGGTATTGTACCTATTAATGAAGATAATGAATGTAAATGGGGTGCAATTGACATTGATACATATCCTTTTGATCACAAAGCTTTAATTCAAAAAATAAGATTAAAAAATTTACCACTCATAGTATTTAGATCAAAGTCCGGGGGTGCGCATGTATTTTGTTTTACAAAAGAATTTATTCCAGCGTCTTTGATGAGACAAAAATTACAAATCATGGCATCTAATTTAGGTTATGCCAAAGCAGAAATATTTCCAAAACAATCTACCATCAAAGCAGAACGCGGAGACATTGGTAATTTTTTAAACATGCCATATCATGGTGGTGATAGAACTGTTAGATATGCAATAGGTGATAATGGTGAATCTTTAACTATAGAAAATTTTACAAAAGAATATGATAAGTATGTTCAAACAGAAGAACAACTTAGAGAATTACTAGCTATTAAAGCAGATGAAAAACAGAATGAACCATTTCCAGATGGTCCACCATGTTTAAATGAAATTATATCTAATGGTCCTATTGTAGAAGGTAATGGTGATATTGCACATTCAGGTCGTGATAATGGATTATTTAATATTGGAGTTTATTTAAGAAAGTCAGATCCATCAGGTTGGGAAAGTAAATTAGAAGATTATAACAATGAAAAATATTTAAAACCACCACTGAAAGCAGATGATATTAATAGAATTAAAGGTCAATTAAATTTAAAAAAATATGATTACAAATGTAATGACAAACCTATTTGTAATTTTTGTAAAGAAAAAATTTGTTATCAAAAACCTTTTGGTAAAGGTGATGAAGTTAGAATGCCAGCAATTACTACAATTAGAAAGTATGCATCTGATCCACCAATATTCTTTGTAACGGTTGATGAAGAAACAATAGAAGTTGATGGGCCAACCTTACATGATCCAGAAAAATTTAGTGTGGTTTGTATGACAGAACTTGGAACACCATTACTTCCAGTTGCTAAATTAATATGGAGAAAGATGCTAGCAAAATTAATGAAAGCGATGGATCCAATTGAAGCGCCAGATGATACTAAAATAGATATTCAATTAAAAGAATTACTTACAGAATTTATTAGTCGAGATGGTAAATCTATAGAAGATGTTTTAAAAAGAAAACCATATACAGAAGATGGAGTTAGTTATTTTAAATTTAAAGATTTCTGGGGATTCTTAATAAGAAGTAAGACCTGGCCTGATAGAACTTATCCAAAAAATAAAACAATTAGATTAGTACAACAACTATTTAAAGGTCAACAAATTTCTAAAGATATACAAGTTAATGATGAATGGAAGAGTGTTAAGCTTTGGACTGTAGAAAAAATTGAAGTGCAGAAGTATACACCAAAAAGATTAGAAAAGAAAGCAGCACCTTTTGAATGAGAACAATTATAGCAGGTCCACCTGGTACAGGAAAGACACATACTTTAATACATAAACATTTATATAATGAATTATATATTAATAAAACTGATCCTAAAAAAATTTGTTACATTACTTTTAGTAATGCTGCAGCAGATGAAGCAAGAGAAAGAATACAAAAAGAATATCCAACTTTTGAATTTGATTGGATATCAACTATGCATTCTATGGGAACTAAAATGTTGAACATAGATACAAATGCACAATTATTAAAAGATAAAAACTGGAATGCATTTAAAAATAAATATGGTCATACAGATATGCATTTTGAAACAATAGAAAGAGAAAATGGTTTTCATGAATATAAAAATCAATATATGAAAATTATAGAATATTCTCGTTCAACAAAAACATCACTGCAAGATGCAGCAATAAAATTAGATTTGATTGATTATATTAGTGAACCTTTATTAGAACAAATCAATCAAGATATCATTGACTACAAAAGAGATTATAACATGTTTGAATTCTCAGACATGATTTCCGATTTCGTAGAGAAAAGATTATGTCCGTCCCTCGATGTAATTTTCCTCGACGAAGCCCAGGATCTGAATCCTTTGCAATGGGAGATGTTCTTTTACATTGAATCTCAATGTGAGAGATCTTTCGTTGCAGGGGATGACGATCAGGCTATTTATGCGTTTCAAGGTGCTGACCCTAAAACGTTTATTAATTTAAAAGGTACAGCAGATCACCAAACTTTGTCAAGAAGAGTTCCTCGTCAGATCCACAAAATGGCAATATCTATTTTAGAAAATATAGATGAAAGAAGAGAGAAAACTTGGGAGCCAAGAGAAGCTGAAGGTAAGGTTATAGAGAATTTAGAGATAGAAGATATTGATTTTTCAACAGGTCAATGGATGATTTTAACTAGAACTAATGATCAAATGAAACAATTGGTCCCATTATTTCAAAATCTTGGTTACAGATTTGACTGTAAATTCAATGACTTATTACCTTTAGAGATAATTAAAGCCATCAATGATTGGAACCGATTAAATAAAGGTGCCAGTATTTCTGGTGAAGAAGCTCAAAACATATATCAATTTTTAAGATTTGATAAAGGAGATGTTAAGTATGGATTTTCTAGTGGCAAGTCTTTAACTAATATTGATTCAGTTGATATGGATGAACTAAGAATGGAACATGGTCTTATAGCCCATGGAGATTGGACTGCGCTCAGGTTTAAAGAATATCAAACAAATTATATCAAGGATCTAATAACGAGCGGCGAGGATCTAAGTAAACCTGCAAGAATAAAATTATCAACTATACATTCTGTTAAAGGTGAAGAATCAGAAAACGTAATTTTATTTACAGATCTAGAAAGAATTATTTACGAAGCAGCGCAAGTAAATAAAGACACTGAACATAGATTATTTTTTGTTGGTGTAACAAGAGCAAAACAAAACTTATTCATAATGAATCAAGGTTATGAATATCAATACAATATAGGAGAAGAAATTATATGACGCATAAAGATATATTTAAAGATACCTTTCCACAAGATAGACAGGTTGGAGGGAAACATTATAAATCTTTTCACATTCAACCTTATGAGTTTATTTCTAAGAATGACTTGTCTTTCTTCCAGGGAAACGTTATAAAATATGTGTGTCGTTATAAAAATAAAAACGGCATAGAAGATTTACAAAAAATAATTCATTATTGTGAATTAGAAATTAAAAAGTTGAAAGATACAAAGTGATTAATTTTGATGTGACGACTGTTTATGATTTAGGTTTACTTACTTGCATTTGTATTTTTTATTTTATGCTAGGAGTTTAAATGTTTACAGCGCAAACAGAATGGACCTGTCCAGATACTTTTCCAGATTTATCAAAATATGATTATGTTGCAATTGACTTAGAAACTAGAGATCCAAATTTAAAATCAAGAGGATCAGGTGCAGTCATTGGGGAAGGTGAAATTATTGGTATTGCATTAGCTGTTGAAGGTTGGTCTGGTTATTATCCTATTGGACATAGAGAAGGTAATTTAGATAAAAGAATTGTTTTAGATTATATTAAAGATGTTTGTAAAGCACCTAACACAAAAATATTTCATAATGCAATGTATGATGTGTGTTGGTTAAGAGCATATAATATTCAAATCAATGGGTTTATTGTTGATACCATGGTGATGTCATCTTTGATTGATGAGAATAGATTATCATATACATTAAATAGTATTGCTTATGAATATTTAAGAGAAGTTAAAGATGAAAAAGGTTTGAAAGAAGCTGCAGAAGCTGCTGGAGTAGATGCTAAATCTGAAATGTATAAACTACCTGCTATGTATGTAGGTGCTTATGCAGAAAAAGATGCTGAACTTACTTTACAATTATTTAAAATATTATCTGTAGAAATACAAAAACAAAACCTATCAGAAATATTTGACCTAGAAACACAACTCTTTCCTTGTTTAATTGATATGAAATTTAAAGGAGTGAGAGTAGACGTAGAAGCTGCACACCAATTAAAACAGTCAATGGTGCAAGAAGAACAAGCGTTATTATTAGAAATAAAAAAGCAAACAGGAGTTGATACACAGATATGGGCAGCCAGGTCCATTGCGCAAGTTTTTGACAAATTAGATTTACACTACGAAAGAACTTTGAAATCAAACGCGCCATCATTTACTAAAAATTTCCTTTCTGAACATAATCACCCCTTAGTACAAAAGATTGCAAAAGCAAGAGAAATTAATAAAGCTCACACAACTTTTATTGATACAATTTTAAAACATGAACATCGTGGTAGAATTCATGCAGATATAAATCCTATCAGGTCTGATCAAGGCGGAACTGTAACAGGAAGATTTAGTTATAGCAATCCAAATTTACAACAAATTCCTGCAAGAAATAAAGATTTAGGACCAAAGATTAGATCATTATTTATTCCAGAAGAAAATCATACCTGGGGATGTTTTGACTATTCACAACAAGAACCAAGATTAGTTGTACATTATGCAGCAACAACAGATCCAATTATGTATGATGATTCAGTTACAAAAATTGTAGAAAAATTTAAAAATGATTCTGTAGACTTTCACCAGACTGTTGCAGATATGGCAGGGATATCTAGAAGTAATGCTAAAACAATTAATTTAGGATTATTCTATGGTATGGGTAAAGCTAAGCTTCAAGCAGAACTTGGTTTATCTACAAAAGCAGAAGCAGAAAATCTTTTTAATCAGTATCATGAAAATGTTCCTTTTGTTCGTGAACTAATGAACCGGACTTCTCAGCACGCTCAGTTGTCTGGTTCAATAGGAACATTGTTAGGACGAAGATGTCGTTTTAATAAATGGGAACCAAATACTTTTGGTATGCATACTCCTATGTCGTTGGAAGAAGCTGAAAGAACCTATGGAAGAGGAAGAATAAAAAGAGCTTTTACATACAAAGCTTTAAATAAACTTATACAAGGATCAGCCGCTGATATGACTAAAAAAGCTATGCTAGATTTATATCAAGAAGGTGTTATACCCCATATTCAAATCCATGATGAACTAGACATATCTGTTGAATCGGAAGAACAAGCTAAAAAGATTATTGAGATTATGGAAAATGCTGTTACACTAGCTGTTCCCAATAAGGTAGATTATGAATCTGGTAATACATGGGGTGATATAAATGGTTAACAGGAGAACACATGTCGTATTTAAATGCAAACATTCCACCTATTTATTGCAAGGTTCGAAAGGAGTATTTATATGATTTTAAAGAACATCATGGTGAAGATGAAGAATGTGTTATCTTCGGTATCACCAGCATTAGTGGACGTGCGATCCTTTTTAATATCTTGTTACCAAATGGTGCATGCTTTTGGAGATTGCCTATATCCGCGTTTTTCCAAAAACATTTATCACGAAGCAAGGTGCCTGATATGCAGGTCGACTTCCTTCAACTGTGGAATTGTTTTAGCTATTATCCTAGTGTTCATTGCTTTGATTTTTTAAGCGGTTTAAATGGAAAATTTAGAGGAAAAGACAAAAAATTCTACCCAGGGCAATACCTATTCACTGTGGATTGGGCCCACCCTGAAACCAACATACTCAATACAGAGCATTCTGAGATTCCTCAAGAACACAAGTGTGCGCATATACTGGCTCTTGATAACGGTAATTATGCAGCTCAGCCTAATAATCGTATTTTGTGGCACTGTAATAGTTATACTACTGATACATCTTGGCCTGACTATAAGGTCCAAAATACC